TACCATCCACAATCCGTCCGAGCGCCATCAGCAAATGATTGCTTGGCTAAAGAACAATGCGCCACACTGCAAGGTGGAAGATTACGTAGTTATATGGAACAACCTGCCTTTATGGGCGGGTACGGCAGACTCAGCGGAAACCAGAGCGTTAATTCTGCATGGGTATGAAGAAGCGATTAAACGGGAAAAAAAATGATTGATGTACTAGAAATACTGCTTTGGTTGGCAGTACCTTTGAATTATATCTATTGGATTTTTATTCACAATGATTCCGCCGCTAAACAAATGGTATCCGATGGTTCAGCCGGGGAGCGACCCAACTAAGACAGACGCGCTAGAACGCAGGCAACAGCGGCTTGAGGAAGAATACAAGCAAGCCCTGAAGATGAAGAAGGTAAAGGACAAAATTGATGATCTTGAGTTTGAGTTGTACGTAAAGAAGGCAGAACGCAACCAACTAGCTCTTGAAATTTTTACCAACCGAAAATTGGACATTTATGTATGAACGAGAACCCAGACGTAGTAGGTAGATTGACATACTCTGTAACCCTGATGGTAGCCGCCACTCTTTGCCTGTCTGTACTAGGAATGGTTGTGGCGTTCTTGCTCGGCTTGTGGGCCAAAGAGGTGGACAATGCGGAGATATTCTCGATGCTTCACCCTGCCTTTCAAACCATCATTGGCGGCTTTATTGGTTTGTTAGCGGGAGTAAAACTTTCGCATGGCGACAGCCATCAAAAATGTAAACACTGCGGAGAATAAATAATGGCACAGTTTGAACCCGCATTTGAGCAAATGATCAAGGACGAGGGAGGCTACGTCCTTCATAACGTCGAGAGCGATACTGGCGGAATGACTTATGCAGGTATTGCTCGCAACAAAAACCCCCAGTGGAATGGTTGGGCGTTAGTAGACAAAAAAGAGTTTGGAGGCTCTTTAACTGGAATGGTGCGTGAGTTTTACCGAGTTGAGTTCTGGGACAAAATGCGTGGCAACGAGATTAACAACCAAGACGTAGCCAACACAATTTTTAATTTTGGAGTTAATGCTGGAATGAGTATGGCTGTAAAGCTGGCTCAGTTGATCGTTGGGGCGACTCCTGACGGTGGAATTGGTGCAAAAACCATTGAAAAACTTAACGCTGTGACGGACGGTCAGCGATTCAAAGAGTCTTATGCATTGGCAAAAATTGCCCGTTACGCTGAAATTTGCAACAAAAACAAGGTTCAGTCTAAATTTTTATTAGGCTGGGTCAATCGAACATTGAAAGGTCTAGCATGAGTTTACTAGGCGTTAGTTCCATTATTGAGGCTGTAGGTAAGGTCGCAGGCGACCTAATCACCACCGACAAAGAGCGCATGGAGATGGAGATCGAGCAACGAAAACTTGATCTTGAAGAGAAGAAGCTGGATATGGCTGGCGACATGGCTCAGATCGAGGTCAACAAAGAAGAAGCCAAAAGCAGTAGCTTTTTTGTGTCAGGGTGGCGTCCGTTCATCGGTTGGGGTTGTGGCATTGCTTTTATCTATTCGGCTCTCATAGAGCCTATTTGCCGCTTTGTAGCCACCACCATATTTATGTATAACGGCTCATTTCCAACAATTGATACCAACTTGACCATGCAGGTCATGCTTGGAATGCTTGGTTTGGGAGCCATGAGGTCATACGAAAAGTCTAACGGCGTAGCGCGTAAGTGACCTTGTCACAAGTTAAAAGGCAGACTAAAATGTCCCAACAAATCTACGAGGTAAACGCATGACGACCGCAAGTGTTATGACCTATGACAGCTTGGTCGAGAACATTCAGTCCTATTTAGAGCGGACGGATACGGCGACCCTCGAAAAAATTCCATTGTTTATCATGCTGGCAGAGCAAATCATTGCCAGCCAAATTAAATTCCTTGGCAACTTAACCGTTCAGGAATCCACAATGGTTTCCAACCAAGCAGTGATTGACAAGCCTGCTCGTTGGCACAAGACGGTTTCGTTCAACATTTCGGTGGCTGGTGAGCGCCAGCCAGTGTTGTTACGGAAGTATGAGTACCTTCGTGAGTATTGGCCCGATGCGACCAAGACTGGTATTCCCGCTTATTTTGCGGACTACGACTACACCCATTGGCTAGTTGCTCCAACACCTGCTTCAAATTACACGTTTGAAGTTTTGTACTACGAGCGCATTCAGCCTTTGGATTCTTCCAATCAGACGAACTGGTTCACAATTTACGCGCCCCAAGCGTTGCTGTATGGGTCTTTGTTGCAGGCGATGCCGTTCCTCAAGAATGACGAGCGCATGGTTATGTGGCAACAGCACTACGATCAGATCATGCAGACCTTGATGGCTGAAGATAAATTGAGACTGGCTGATCGTCAAGCCGTAGCGGTGGATTCATAATGAGTTACAACAGCCCCTTCACTGGTAACGTCGTCCAACCAACCGACGTATCGTATCGTCGCATTTCTCTGACGACTGATTTGCAGTTGGCTTGGCCTATCAACGGCACAACAACCGATGATGCCGCCGCTCGTATCATGGAGGTGTCAACAACCTCTACGGCAAACGAGTTGTGGATGCCTCCCGCCAATCAAGCATCGGTAGGTCAAGATGCTTTGATCCGAAATGTTGGCGGTGTAGCGTTAACCGTCAAGGACTTTACTGGCGCAAACACCATTGTGACGGTAGCCGCTGGGCAGGCTCAGTACATCTACATTACGGCAAACCCAACAGTCGCTGGTACATGGGGGATCATTGCTTACGGTATTGGTTCTTCTGGTGCGGACGCCGCAACGCTGGCTGGATACGGTCTTTTGGCTATTGGTCAGACATTGAACCAAAGTCAACCTGTTACAACCTTCTCTTCAAACTATACGGCAGTTGATGCTGATCGTTCTAACACTTATGTGTGGACTGGTGGCGCTGGAACCTTGACGCTGACTGCCGCCGCAACATTGGGTGACAACTGGTTTATGTTCTTGCGTAACAGCGGAACTGGTGCTTTGACGGTGTCTGGCTCTGGCGGCAATACCATCAACGGTTCCGCCTCAATTATTCTTCAGCCAAGCGACTCTTGCATTATTGTTTGCAGTGGCTCCACGTTCTACACGGTAGGTTTGGGCAAATCAACTCAGTTTGCTTTTACCCAATTGACCAAAGCGGTTACTACTGGAACCTACACGCTGACTTCAGCCGAAGCCTCTAACGTGATCCAAAAGTACACTGGAACACTGACTGGTAACGTGACAATCATTGTTCCCCCCACGGTGCAGGTGTACTACATTCAGAATGCAACGGTCGGTGGTGTTGGGAACTACACGATCACTATTACAACAAACACTGGCGGTTCTACTGCAACGATTGCATCAAACCAACAAGCAACTTTGATTTGCGACTCGGTAAACTTAGTCAACGCTAACACCGTTTTGGCTGGCTCATCTTCAATTGGTTTGGTTAATGGAACTGTTGGAGCGCCTGCTTTGTACTTTGCTTCAGAGGCAAGCACTGGTGTGTACCGCGCCGCTTCTGGTGAGTTCAACACTTCTATTCTTGGCGTATTGCGCTCTACGTTGTCAGCAACAGGTTTGGCAATTGTGGGTACTGGTAACTTTACTGGTGGCGTTTCTGGCGGTACTTACTAATGACTAAAAAAGTTTTTTCGATTGATACGCAACCCGGTGTACAGCGGGATGGTACGTTCTTCGACAAAAACTTTTACTCCGACGGTCGCTGGGTAAGATTCCAGCGCGGTCGCCCTCGCAAAATTGGCGGTTATCGTTCTATTACAAATGATGCTCTTGGGTACTCTAGGGGAATTTTTGTTAATTCTGCTGATGGTATTAATCAAGTTTTCAATGGCTACAACAATGGTCTTGAAGTCATCAACATCAACAACAGCGGCATTGGTGCTGGTGTCAATGAGTTTACATTTACTGGACTTGTTTTAACGCTCAACACGCTTGTTGGCGGTTCGTTGTATACCAATGGTACTTACACCAACGTAAGCCTCACTGGAGGCTCAGGAACGGGCGCTAAGGCTACCATTGTTGTTTCTGGCGGAGCGGTGACAGCGGTAACCCTGACGACTGCTGGAAACGGGTATGTGGTTGGCAATACTTTGAGTGCAACTGCGGCAAGCATTGGCGGAACAGGTAGCGGTTTCTCAATCAAAGTTGCAACCATTAATAGCGGTTTTACAGCAAGCGATTTAAATCTTTGGCAGTTTGATTCCTCTTTTGATACGCAGGGATCAGGAAATCAATTGTTGTATGCGCACGCTGGTCAAAACTTAGCCCAGATTGACCAGACGGCAGTAACTCCAGTTTTGGCTGGCAACATTTCTGGTACAACTTTATCTCCATTGACTGATACTGCTGGCACATCCCCAACTGGAGATGTTATTTCTGTTTCTGGTGGCGTGGTTGTTTTGCACCCTTATGTGTTTGTGTATGGCGATAACGGTCTGATTAAAAACTCTGTTGCGGGGAATCCATTCAACTGGAACGGGCCTGACTCGAACGAGGTCAACGTCGCCTCTACAAAGATTGTCAAGGGTTTGCCTGTTCGCGGTGGTTCTAACGCGCCATCAGGTTTGTTCTGGGCGCTAGACTCATTGATTCGCGTTTCCTACACCCCAACAACAGTCAGCACTGGCGGAACAACATCGACGTTCTACTGGCGCTATGACATCATTTCTAGCCAGTCATCTATCTTGTCATCTCAGTGCGTGATTGAATACGACGGCATCTACTATTGGATTGGTGTTGACCGATTCTTGCTGTACAACGGTGTGGTTAAAGAGATTCCAAACTCCATGAATCAGAACTACTTTTTTGACAATCTGAACTATGCTCAGAGTCAAAAGGTGTGGGCTACAAAGGTTCCACGGTTTGGTGAGGTTTGGTGGTTTTTCCCTTCTGGTGACTCAGAAGAATGCAACGACTGCGTGATCTACAACATTCGAGAAAACTGCTGGTACGACGGTGGTCAGGCTTTAGGTGCTCGTCGCAGTGCTGGTTACTTCTCACAAGTATTTCATTACCCTATCAATGCGGGTACTGATGTAAGCGTTCAACAAGAAGTTTTTTCTTCTTCCATTACAACGTCAAGCGGATTGCCAACAATCCAAGTTCCAATCAACAACTTGATTGCAGTTGGACAACTTGTCATTGCTACAGGTTTGCCAGCTAACTCAATCATTTCGCTGATTGAGCCAAGCATAACAACTGGTTATTTCAAAGTAACTCTAAGTAAAAACGCAACTTTATCTGGAACAGTTACTGGTTCTTTCAACACCACTGCTGGACGAGTTACTTTGTGGCAACATGAAATTGGCACTGACGAGGTCAATGACCAAAACACAAATGCTATTGAAAGTTACTTTGAAACGTCTGACTTAGGTTGGGTGAGTGGAGGCCCGTCCCAGTCGCCCCAAAT